CTTGATAAAGTTGGTAGCAAACAGCAGTGCAGAATCTTTGATCTTCATCCTAAGGAAGAGATTCTTAACATCTACATACTGCTTTCTAGCTCCACCCGTTTGTTGTGGGTTCAGGTATTGAAAGTCTGGTAATAGTCTGAAGTAAGAATTGCTAGCCATTAGAAGTTCTCCTTATCGAAGTCGTCAGCGTAAACAGGTTCGAGTTCGGTGAAGGATAAGTTCAACCGATAGTGAACTGGACTTCCGTTTTCGTAAGTTGCATATGCTCCAGATCCAGTGTAATCAACACCAATATCTGTCATAGCGCATATTTTAAAGGAATTCAAGAATTCATTAGGTACTCCTCCTTTCTTATATCTAAGTCTGAATACATATGGAGCTTTAAGGAAAGCAGAATTCTCTCTGTTCGCAGACATGCTCTTCTTCAATGCCTGAATAATTTCCTTTACTTTATCTGCTTCTTCTTTACTTCTAGGAACTAAGTCCCAGTTAAATCCGAAGGGTCTCAGAGACACACCATTGAAAAGCAGTTCGACATTCTGGTTAACGATTTGTCCAGACTGTCTTCCAAGGACATCGTTTAAGCTGATATTTGCTCCTGTTAAACCGTTAATGATTCCAATCTGAGATCTTGCTCTGATATAATTCCTAAGTAAGTCATATCCCGATCCAGACCCCGCCAAACCTTCAACTTCAGACTGTATGCTACCCATAAGATCATTTTTACCTCCAGATACGGCATTTAAAGCGCCTCCAGCAAGTTTAAGTCCTGCACCAGCAAGAGCACTCAGTCTGCTTTCTCCCCATCCAGTTCTGTTTACAGATGCGATGCTATCTGGCATCGGTAAAAATATTGTAAAATTAGCTTTAGCAGCTTTTAATTTAGTATTTGCTCCACGAGGATCAGCAAAAGAAGGAAGTCCTCCTGGTTGGTACTCTAATACCTCGATGGACATATAATCAGTCGTCGCATCGATAATATCTAATGGATATCGTAGGATTTCCGCTGCCATTCCTTTTTATTTCCTATTTATGTGGATATTCTAAATTTGGCATATCCTAATGATCTAGCATCTTCAAGTTCATTGGCTTTCACCACATGTAGTTTGCCAATAACTTCTTCCCAGGTATAATTTCTTTGTCTACCCCAGTGAAAACTAAATCCAACAAACCCCCACCTTTGTATTTCTATGCAGGCAATTAAAGGAAATTCGTCATATTCAATATTAGGTGTTTTTGCTCTGTAAATAAATGTGTAGAAATTCCCTGGTTCTGGAACTAAGACTTCCTCAGTCAATACTTCTATAACTTGGACCATGATATCATCTGAACTTTCCAGTCCAGTGAATCTGTCCACAACAGGTTGTAATCTACTCATACACCTAAGTGATCTTCCGTTAAGACCTTGAATTGTAGTAAACGATCCTTACAGTATTCTGATGCTGCTTTCCACTTTGCTTGGTTTTTAGCATACTCGGTCACTTCTCTAATATAAGTCTTAGTATGCTTCTTTTGCTTTTGTGGTTCAATGCACTGTTTTTTGGGTTTGATTTCAATAATGTACTTTTGAATTTTTCCAGTGTTCTCGCGTACCTTAATGTAGAAGTCTGGAAAATATCTATGTATTCTCCCATCTAAAGGAGAACGATATGGTATTGCAATTTCTTCACTTCCCCACTCTAAAATATTCTCATTCTTATCGCAATAAACCATGAACTTTCGTTCCCACAAACTACGATAAATAATGTTAAGATGGTCTCCTCGATATTTTTGAATATTACTTGGGCGAAATTTACCAGAATACGCCATCATAATAAGTCAACCTAAGGTATTTAGTGTGAGTTTCCCTAGAAAGAGAACAACTAACGATGTTTTGGGGTTGTTTACCAAGGTAGCAACGACCAATCATTTTGAGTTGGAAATTTCTGCAATTCCAGAACCTCTGAGAAAATATATCCAAAAGGAAGATTCGAGAGTATCCAGTTACTTCATTCAGAGAGAGTTGGGATTACTCTGTAAGGGTGCCGATATTCCTGGTGCAACTTTTGCTACTGCTCAAGTCAGTGGCAACTACATGGGTATTCAGCAAAAGTATGCTCACACAAGAATTTACACAGAAAGTTCTTTCAACTTCATTGTAGATAACGAATATAAGGTTATTAAATTCTTTGAACTCTGGCAACAGTACATTGCTAGTGCTGGTGAAGTTAGTTTGGATAAAAGAGCATACTATACAAGAATGCAATATCCAGATAACTATAAAATGCCTGTCATGAGACTTACCAAGTTTGATAGAGATCACTATAGATCGGTAACTTATAGTTTCATCAATGCGTTCCCAATCAACATTACACCAACTGCGATTTCTTACGATAGTAATAGAGTCCTTGAAATTAATGTATCATTTAACTATGATAGATATGTTCTTGGAGAAGTGAAAAGTCTCAAAGAAACTGATATTTCTAAAGAGCAACTTTCTGGAGAAGAAACATACTCCAACAAACCTCCTACACCACCAGAAACAACGCCACCACAAACATCAAATCCAAATACTGATGGGAAAATTGTAAATATTGGCGGAACTAAAATACCTCAAGGTAACTTCAAATCAGGTCAATAAATAATCATACTGAAAATCCTATAGGATATCATGCCTTTACCTAAGATTGCGACTCCGACATTTGAGTTGGTCATTCCTTCTACTAAGAAAAAAATTAAGTATCGTCCATTTCTTGTCAAGGAAGAGAAAATCCTTGTAATGGCGATGGAAAGTGAAGAACTAGATCAAATTGCTCGTGCAATTAAAGAGGTTCTCTCTGCTTGTATTTTGACTCGTGGAATCAATGTAGATAAACTTTCTACCTTTGACATTGAGTATCTGTTCCTCAATGTTCGCGGCAAGTCTGTTGGAGAATCTATTGATGTTATTGTAACTTGTCAGGATGATGGTGAGACTAAGGTTCCTCTGACTGTCTTTATTGATGAGATTCAGGTTGTTGATGATCCTGAGCATAATCGTGATATCAAAGTCGATGAAAATTTGACTTTGAGGATGTCATATCCTTCTTTAACTCAGTTTATCTCCCAAAACTTTGGTGATGCGACTAGTCTTGATACCTCATTTGAAGTGATCGCTAGTTGTGTTGATATGATCTACTCCGAGGATGAGACCTGGAATGCAAAAGATCATACAAAGAAAGAATGGATTCAGTTTATCGAGTCTATGAATTCTTCTCAGTTTAAAGAGATTGAGAAGTTCTTTGCGACAATGCCCAAACTTTCTCATACTGTTAAGTTTGATAATCCGAATACTGGTATTGAGAACGAGATTGTACTTGAGGGGTTATCGAGTTTTTTCAGCTAGCGATGTTGCATTCGGACATTGTTTCTTACTATAAGATTAACTTTGCCTTGATGCAGCATCATAAATACACTCTGAGTGATATTGAGAACATGTATCCCTTTGAACGGGATATTTACCTTGCTTTGTTAGAGTCCTATATTGAAGAACAGAATCTAAAAGCACAGCAAGCTAACGGTATCTGATGGCTATTGATCCCAAAAAGTTACTCCCGCCAGGTAGAGCAGATACTCCCGAAGGTAATGTAGAACGGGAGGGGGATTATAGTGGATATGTAACTGAGAAGCAGTATAATTCTCTCAATAAAAATATCCTTGCCATCAGAAGAAATCTGAGTGCTATTGCTGAACTTTTAGTTAAGAGAGGTCAGCAAGATGCGGTAGAAGATAATCAAGAAATTGATAAGAAAAGAAAAGAGATTGATAAAACTGCGAAGGGTGCAGAGGAAAACTTCGTCGAAAGTTCAATCAAGCAGGCTCTGATTAAACCTGTTAAAGCATTAGGCAATAAGATTCGTGGACCTTTTGATGGGTTCATGAAAGCCCTTGAATCATTGTTCATGGGTTGGATAGGACTGAAAGGTATAGATGCGCTAGAAGCGTGGCAGAATGGAGATACTGAGGCATTAGAACAGATCAAGAATGACTTGATTAAAGGATTAGCAGTTGCAGCTGGTATTGGTCTTGCTCTGAATGGTGGAATCGGTGCAGTTACTGGCGTTATCGGTACTCTACTAACTAGTTTGATATCATCACTTCCCAAACTGATTGCATTGATGGCAAACCCATGGGTTTGGTTGGGTGCTGCTGCCGTTTATGGTGGAATTAAATTAATCCAAATTCTTAATGATTCTGGTGCTTCTGGTCTGGGACGAGGAAGTTACGGTCAATATAAGCAACAAGTCATTGACATGGTTGCTACTCAAGGAAAAGATGCTGCATATAGAGAATTAGAAAAGAGAAGAGATCAGTTATTAGCTCGTAATCCTTGGTTGAACGCTCTTGGTCAATTTAATCCTGCTCGTCAGTTTAGTAAGCAGGGAGCATTGCTCAATGAAATTGAGCAGAACATGGAGTTCATACAAAACGGGTATTATGATAGATTTACGGTAGAGTCTCTTACTGATGCAGATAAAAAGAGAATGAATCAAATCGTTGCGGAACTTGGTGTTCTTCGCAGCGTAACAGATCAGTTTAATGCAACCAAGACTGAGATGGAAAAAGTCTTGGGTAACAAGACGGTTGATCAATTGACTCCTCAGGAAAAGTCAAAGTATGATGCTTTGAAGAGAAATGCTGAAGGACTGCAGAGCATGATGCTTGCAGGTATGAAAAAATATAATGACATAAGAGATAGTCTTTCTACTCCTGCGGCAAAAGACTTCCTTGATGCGAGAGTATCTCGTGTTAATCCAGTGATGTTTGATAAGAAGGTTGATGTAGAAATTGGTCCCATAGACATTGGTGTTGGAGATCCTGATCCAAATCGGTTAGAAAGACTGGGCGAAATTCAAAATTATTTGAATCAGGGATTAAAAAATAAAGTTGCTCCCGAGAGAGTAGAAGCATCTAGTGAAACAGCTGCTAAAGCAATGTCAAATGCAGTAAATGAGACAGCGCAGTTAACAAAACAAGTGAATATTAATCTCGCAGAAAACCTCTCGCAAAAAGCTAATGAAATGCCCGCTTTTACCTTTATGCCATACAGTTCTGCAGGAAGAGAGGCACTTGAACCTGTAGCAACTGCAGCAGTAGGAACAGGATATCCCACTAACTTTCTGACACAAAATCCGTTAAACGCTAAAAATCTTATCTTCTCTGCTTCTGTTTTTGAGACCTCATGAAGTTAATCCCATCCAACGAAGCAATTAATATTGTTGAATACGGACTGCTTTCTCTAAGGCAGACAACTCAGGGTATCCGTAAATCTTTGGGTCAAGATATCCGAAAGGATAAGATTAGAGAGGCAGAAAAGAATAAGTTAAATGTACAGCAGTTTGATGCAGTACAGAAGAAAGATGCTGAAAAGATAGTCGAAGCAAAGCAGTCAAATAATTTTATCAAAGGGGGAGTCAATAATATTATGAGAGGTGCAAAGAGCATCTTTCAAGGACTTTTAAGTGCTGCTGGGTGGATTCTTCTTGACTATCTCGTCCAGAAACTTCCTGAAATTATTGTCATTGTCAATAAAGTAACGAGGATTGTTAAAAAGTTATGGGATGCTGTACAGGAGACCTGGAAGAACCTTCAAACAACATTTAAAGAGATTGGTGATGTATTCAGGCAGTTTGTAGATAACATTAAAAGTTGGGATTTTCTAGATAAAGAGGGTAAGTTAAAAAAAGAATTTAATGAGTTTACTGATTCTGCAAATAAATTAAACACTGATCTTACCGATAGTTTCGGTGATATTATGAAAGAATTAAAAAATCTTTCTAATATCAGCAAATCAGAATTTAATGAAGCAAGAGCAAGTTTAGGTATGAGTCCTGCAGATGAATCTGATGGTTCATCCTATACAATCCCCAATGCAGTGAATTTAAATATTCCTGGGATGATGGAACAATTTGAGGCGCTTCAAGAACAATTGAGAGCAGGAAGAATTACCCAGTCTCAATATGAACGAGAGGTCAAGAAGTTGCAACAGACTCCGCCACCCCCACCAAAACCAGCAGCAGAAACCAGACCTGCACCTGAACCAGCACGCCCGCCAGCTGGAGTGAAACCGCAGATACCTGCTATACCTAAGAAATTACCTCCTCTTCTCACAAAGACTTACCCAGGACAATCATACGGTGCTGGTCGTGAGGGTGGTGCAAGAAGACACGCTGGAACAGACTTTGAAATCACTGGAAATGAAGAGTTTTACTCAAGAATTGGTGGTGTAGTAATCTATGCACGAAATACTGGAGATGCAGGTACAAATGGAAAGGGATATGGTAATGTCGTGGATATTTACAATAAAGAATTAGGTGTAACCGAAAGAATTGCTGAAGCAAGAACCATCCTAGTAAAAGAAGGTCAGGTTGTTCAACCAGGACAAGCAGTTGTCCGTGGTGAAGATTTAAGACCTGATAAACAACCAAGAACAGGTGTTGTTCACTATGAGATTAGACCAGGGGAAGCGGGTGCAAGCGGAAAGTTTGCAGGTACTATAGATCCCGTCAAGTTCCTTAGAGATCTTGGACAAACTGTTAATGAAAGATATCCCTCAATGAGTGCTACAGATCTGAATAAGTATGCATCTTTGATTGAATCTCCTGGTGTAGAAAAAGATTATCGAATAGCGCAAATGCCGCAAGTGATTCCGTTTGATATCGCTATGACGAATCTAAATAGCAAAGAAGTTCTTCCATATGGAGAAGCTACACTCGCTGTTGTTGCTGCCAATGCAGCACCAGAACTAGATGATTCTGAATTCAAAGCGCAAAGAGAACTTATGATGACCGCACTCGCCAGTATAAGACAATAAGAAATGGCAGAAGTAACAGGCGCTTCAAAATACGAACTCTTTGATATCTATTCCAAGGACGGAAAGACCAAATTGTCCTTGCTGGGTTATATCATCAATTTTCAATATTTCGAAGATATTCATTCTCCGTGTGTGACCGCAGTTCTGGATATTGCGAACACTGGTAACATCAAAGATGGTAAAGGATTTTATAACGGACTTCCGATTAGAAAGGGTGAGAGAGTTCACTTCAAAATTAAAACTCCATTAGATGCTGCTCTTGATAAAGAAGCAACACTTGAGTATGTTCTATATGTCAATGATGTAAAAGATATTGTCATGGACAAACAATTTGAGTCTTTTAGACTCTCATTGGTATCCAGAGAGCAACTTACAAACGATCAAGTCAGAGTCGCTAGAAAATATACGGGGATGACAATCAATAAGGTTGTCGATCAAATGATCAGAATTTTAGATCCTCTTGCAATTAATGAAATTGAAGAGTGTGAATCTCCATGTACCGTTTATGGTAACATGAGGAAACCTTTTAGGATTATTACTCAACTCTGTAAGAAAGCTGTTCCCGTTGGTGCTAAGAATAAGACTGCTGGATTCTTCTTTTGGCAGACAAGAGAGGGATTTAACTTTAGATCTATCCACGGTATGATTAAAAGTGCTGTAGATAACAAAAAGACCATAGAGAAAAAGAAATATGTCTATAGTCAATTGATGGATTCTTCCATTGAGGATCCATTAATTAATGCATATAAGATTCTGGACATCAAAGCAAATTCAACTGGAGACCTGTCAGATTCTTTGGGTAAAGGTGAAGATTCTATCTACAGAATTTACTTTAATCCACTGACTTATGAGTTTACTCAACCAAATGAATCTGTCTTTAATAATCCAAAGGAAATTAGACTTGGAAAGGCAGAAGAAGCTCCATTAGTTGCTGATCCAAAAAATATTCCCAATACAATGTTTGCATCTAGAGTTGTTTTTGGTGTTCTTGATGCAGGAACTGCTACTGCTGGAGTTTCAACTGCTCTTAATTGGGATCCTCTGAATAGTGAGGCACAAGCATTATCGGACTATAGTAGATTTTTCTCACAAGATTATACTCTTCTAATCCCAGTAAATACTGGTCTGCTTGCTGGAGAACCTATTTACATAGAAATTCCAGACAATACATCTGAAGAACCTGATATTGACATCGAGCAGAGTGGTCTATATATTATAAAGGAAATCACTCACATCTTTGGACCTACTACATCATATACGGGATTGAGAGTTGTGAGAGATTCACTTGGTATTACAGGACAAAAGTAAATGGAAAACATCGACGCACACATTGACAAGGACAAAAAAATCCTTGAAAATCCTACAACTTCTCCCCAACAACGGAGACATGTTGAAGAGGAACTGCATGATTTAGAAGCGTATAAGGAGCATCATCCTGGTGATGATCATGATCCTACGCCATTAGAATTGTATTGTGATACTCACCCTGATGCTCTTGAGTGTAGAGTTTACGACGACTGATGGGAATCGAATCACTAATTGGTAGCAGTCATTTTGCTGGAAAAGATGGATTCCAGTGGTTCTGCGGACAAGTACCTAGCAACGCATCTCAAGGTGAACAAGTATCAGAAGGTAAGGGCGTTGGTAATAGGTGTAAGGTAAGAATCGCTGGTCATCATCCTTTCAGTGTCGGTGATCTTCCCGATGAAGAATTGCCGTGGGCAAATTTATTGTTACCAGTAACTGCTGGATCTGGAGGAGCAAACTATGCTCAATCTTCAGTTATCCAGCAGGGTGATATTGTATTTGGTTTCTTTCTCGACGGGGACAAGCAACAGGTTCCTCTAGTCATTGGAACATTCCCCAGAACTCAGTTAGTCAATGCTAATGGAGAACCTACAGCATTTATTCCTGGAACTGCATATTCTGATGTTACTCCCAAACCAATTAACGGGTTTTTAAGTGAGAGTAATGAGCAGCACAATACATCACAACCTACTCCTGGCACAACAGGACAAGAGCAAGCAGGATCGGGAGAACCAGTTCAACCTGCTGATACTTGTAAGAAAAATCCTATCAGCAGGATGTCAAATGAGATCGAAAAGTTTCTCATTAGAGTTCAAAAGTTCTCTCTCGCTGGACAAAACTTAGAGAATGAAATTAGAGCAACAGCAGATATTCTTCAAACTTCTGCAAATCAATTTGTAGGAACTCTGATTGAAAAGTTATTTGATAAGATTGAAAAAGAGGGTCAAAAGGGACTAGAAGCATTATACAAATCAGCATATGCCGCAGTATTTGCAGCAACAGGATCTCCAGTTGCTGCACATAAGGCAGGTGTAGCATCTCAAGCATCAATGCTGCTACCTACTTATACAGTACAAGAAGCAATCGGTTGTATCGCTAATGCTGTAGTTGAAGGTCTCTTTGGAGTTATCGAAGGTCTCCTCAGGGACTTGGTTAATACTGGAAAGAACTTTGCTGGTTGCTTGGGAGCGCAATTTGTTGGCGCATTCATGAATAAGATCATTGACCAACTGGTTGATGCAATAAGTGGACCTCTGCAAGGAATCTCTAAAATTCTTGACCCCGTACTCAACATCACTGACTTCCTGTTAAGTGCTGCTGATAATATCAATAGCATTGCTTCTTTCCTTGATTGCAATCAGTCTAATAGTGGCAAGTGTCCTCAAGACAAAGAGTATACTGTGGGTGGAAATAGCAAAGAGAAGGGTGAAGATCCGTTTGAGTATGTCATGAATGCCATGAACTTCTCTAGAGGCGCTGCAAACCTCGCTAACGACTTCGAAAAAGAATATGGTAGCTGGGACATCTTTGGCGACGGAAGTCTCCTTAGCGGGTCTTCCTCGGTCATTCCTGGCGGTTGTTATGCTGGTCCCCCTGAGAATTGTACTGGACCTTATGTTGAAATCTTTGGTGGTGGTGGAGCAGGTGCTGCTGCTAAAGTAATCATGGGTTATTTCCTTGATGCTGCTGATTCTGGTAGTGGAACTACTCTTGGAGATATCGTCGGTGGTGTAGAGAGAACTGGTAGCATCATCGGTGTTGAAATGACAGACTTTGGATCTGGATACAAATATCCTCCCATGGTCAATTTCAGAGATAAGTGTGGTCTTGGTTATGGTGCATCTGCAAAGGCAATTCTTGGTGGAGAAAATGGTGATCAAGTAGTTGCAATCGTGATGACAACAACTGGTGAGAACTATCCTGTTGTTGAAAATGAAAACGCCAATAACAGTGGAGTAACTCAAGTTGTCGTAGTAAGTCCTGGGTCTGGATATCAACAAACTGATAGAGTTGTTATTCCTGGTGTTTCTCCGTCTGGAGATGTATTCACTCCTGCACCAGAAGGAGTTACTCTCGTTGGTGCTGGTATTGGAACAAGTCCGATCTTTGATATCAGAGTTGATGACAATGGAGGAATCATTGAGGTTAAGGTTCTAAATATCTTGAGATTCGACGAGACTTTACCAGATCTCCGAGTCGAAAGTGATACTGGATTCGGTGCCATTCTCAAACCTGTCTTTGGCATCCTACCTACAGATCGTCAAGTTGGAATTGTCTCTTCTATCGACTGCGTGTAATGGCAAGTAAACCAAAAAATTATAAAAGAAGAGTCATTGACTCTAGAGGTGCTCACTTCAGAATTGATAGTGGTAACCCAGTAGAAGGACTTGCTGGCGCTGAGGTTTATAAAATCTATGCGGTAAGTGATGATAATGATGTCTTCCTTATCTCACACACTCAAGGTGGACTGTCAAGGATTGCGGCAGATAGGACACTAGAAGTTCGTGCTGGTGATAAGAATCAACCCAATGTCGCTGACATTAGAATTAGTGTTGCAAATGGTGACATCGTTATCAATGCTGATCGCGGTAGAGTCAGAGTCCAAGCTAAGAACATCATGCTCAATGCAGAGCAAGATATTGACATAAGTGCTGGACGCAATGTTAATATTACTGGTGGCGCTAGAATTCAACTCAAAGCAAATACTGTAGGTATTGAGGGTAAGAGAGGAAACGGTGTTCCTAACACTTTTGGCATGAAAATGTTTGCAGGTTCTTATGTTCCTGGTGACATGGTTGAAGCAGCATTAGGTCCATTTAGTTCTCCGTCTATTCTTGGTATTGCAGCAGGTGTTATTGGTGCTGTTGCTGGAGATGCTGCTGGTAATGTCGCAAACAGTGTTATTTCTGCTACTGGTCTTGGAGGAACAAAATGACCTTAAACGCGACAACAGTTAAACTTAGAGACGGTAGAACTGGAAACGGATTTGGACTGCCGTGCTCTTTTAGTGAGAGTGCAGACTTTCAAGATGGTGCTGGTATTGTAGGTTTAGTGACTCATGAGGGAAACTACATCCTATTTGGAAATCACACTATTTCGATCGATCCCAAAATCCCAGGATCGGGTAGGCTAACAGTTGCTGGACAGACACTATTAAATGGCATAACTGATATTAAAGCTGCCACAACAATTACTGGTGCCACAACAATTACTGGTGCCACAACAATCACTGGTGCAGTAAAAGTTACAGGTGCCATCACAACGGAAGGAGTTATTACTCAAACTGGCGCAGTTAATGTTACTGGTACGGTAACTGCTACTACATTCAGCGGAACTATTAATGTTCAACCCTGGAAGAGTTTCGATATTCGTCATCCTAACAAAGAAGGGTGGAGACTCAGACATGTTTGTGTTGAGGGTCCTGAAGCAGCAATCTATATCAGAGGAAAGTTAGAAACTGACAATAAGATCAAACTACCAGACTATTGGAAAGGACTGGTTGATTATGATTCCATTACTGTAGATCTAACACCATTTGGTAAACCAGATCCTACATTATATGTTGAGAGTATCGATGAGGATGAGATTACTATCGCATCCGATGGAGAAATTCAGACATTCTATACAGTCACAGTTGCCCGAGCTGGTGAAATCGTGGTAGAATATGAGGGTGAGTCAGTGGACGATTACCCAGGCGACACCACCAACTTTACATACCAGCCCTGATCTGCTAGAATACTGGGGTAATCAAAACCTCTCACATGGATGAGTACATTGAAGGCGTCGTTGTTGATGTCTGTACACGCACAATTCTCTGCGTATCTAATCTAGGTAACGAGAAAGTCGCAGAGTGTGACAACTACAAAGAGTTTCTTGGTATGCTTGAATTTATCAAGGCAACTCTTTCTGAAGAAGAAATTATTTACGCAGAAGTTGCATTGACCAAATGATGAAGATCTTCCTCGACACAGCAGATACCAAAGTAATCCAAAAACATTATCTGACTGGTCTTATCGATGGTGTGACGACTAATCCCTCTTTGATTATGAAGAGTGGTAGGGATCCTGAAAAGGTGTATGAAGAACTCGTTTCCATGGGTATCAAAGATATCAGCATGGAAGTTGTCGGTGACGAGCAATCTATGGTTGCCGAAGGTATTC